AAAGCTGCTCGGCCGCGTCCACGTTGGTCCAGTCGACCAGCTCGTTGGAAGAAATGAGATTCACCCACGGACTGGCACCCTGGTAGGTATCGAACGCCGTGCCTTTCCATTTGTAGTTGTTCGTGGCACCAATCACCAAATCGATCAGCCGCTTCTCCTTGTTCAATCCGAGAATTTCCCCGACTTCCGATGCGCGGCTCAAAATCAAATGCGTGCGGTCGAAGAAGATGGCCTCCTTGGTCACCGGCACGATGAACCCGCGCTTGGTCGTCGACGGAGTCTCAATGTAGTCTTCGCCAAAACCAAGATGCGGATACGGCATCCCGGGGCCGACCTCGTCGACCTGGTCGCTGAGGCGCGCAATCCCGGGGATCTTCTCGCCGTCCAATCGCGTGGGGATCGTGTCGACGAGCTTCGAGATGATGAACGCTTCTTGCGTGTAGGCCTCCATGATCTTGGAGTAGATCACCTGCCCCGTGATGTTCAGAAATGCGGTCACATCCACGCCGTCGCCCGCTTCCAACACACTCACGCTGCCGGCGCTGCGGGGATCCAGCATGCGTACCCATTCGCGACCGTCCGGCACGAGCGCCTCGGCCAGGTCGCGGATGCTGAAGTCCTCCGGCTGCAAATGACCGGCCTCGAGGGCCTCGGACAGATGGCTGACGGTTTGGTCCGCGCCGTCCAGCTCGTAGCGCCGCTTCAGTTCGCGATATTTCAATGTCACGGTAGGTGCTCCTGATATGATTTAGTGAGTAAGTGACTAAGTGAGTGTGAACGTCTCGCTGCTGGCCGATTACGCGGCCGCCTGCGGTCCGCCTTTGAGAACCGTGCTCACAATGTCGACCAGCACGCGGGACGTGGCCGGACTGACTCGTTTGGCGCAGCGTCCGATTGCCAGATTGAGCGTCGCCACTTCCGCCACGTTCTGGTCTTCCAGTGCCGTGCCGCCCGCGTTCTCGTCGCTGCCGATCGGATCGCCGACCTCAAACGCCGCGCTCACGCAGTCGAACTCGAACACTCCGGCCGTCGCCACGCGTACCGGCCCGGTGTCGCCGCTGGCCGAGGCTTGCATGGCCACGCCGGCAAACTTGTCGTGAAACAGCTCTTGATTGGCCGCTTCGCTGCCCTGGTCGGCCTGGGCCGACGCCGGCTTCGCGTCGTCCGTATCGAGGTACACGAGGTCGCCGATCTCAATGACCGTCGCGGAATCCACCGGCAACATGACCGGATTCGTGTCGCCGTATCGCCAACGCATAGTGTTTGCCACGGGAATCGTCTCCTTGTTGTATGGTTGTAAGAGGGAACTGCTTTTCGATAAGAATCGCGCTGCGCAAGCCCACCGCTCGTCGTTCAGCGGGCCCGAATGGCGGCCGCAAACTCCTGGGCGTTTTGGACGCGGCTGCCGCCCGCGCCAAACGCCAAGGCCGTCTGATCGCGCGACACGGGCCGCCGACCGTTGCGGCCGTTCTCGCCGTGCCAGTCGCGCGCCGAATGCACCAGGGCTGCACGCTCTTCGACCAATCGACGCACCGTGTCGTCGGTTGATGCCGCGATCAACATCTGCAGGAAGCGATCGCTCACAATTCGCCGGGCCGCGTCGTCTTTGCTTTGTGGCAGTGGCAGATCGTGCTCCAGGAGCAACTTCGTGATCCGCTCGCGACGCTCGGCCGCCGCCTCACGAGCAGCCAGTTGATCGACTTGCCGGCGGACTTCCTGCAACTGCGTTTCTTGTGCCTGCTCGATCTCTTGAACCAGATCGGGGCGATGCAGTCGCAGCTCTTCGAGCGTCAGTTGATCCCAGTCGGCGGCCGGCAAAGCATCCGGATCACCGACAGTTTGAGCGTCGCCTTGCTGCTCGAACAGGCCGCGAGTCGTGGCTGGGTCGGCCACCAGGTCGATGCTCTGCACCTTCGTGATCGTCTCCACTTCGGTTTCGTCGCCCTGGCGCGACGTGCGGGCCAGCACGTTGTGCGACAGTCCGACGTTCTGCGACGCGTGCTCGGCGTCCCACGTCAGTTGCTCGGACAACACGTGCTTGGGGTTGAAGTGCAGATCGCCGAACAACCCCTCGCCCGGCCGAAACTCGACTCCGCGGATCACGCCGAGCCGGTCTTGATAATCGCGTGGCGATAGCGGATGCCCCTTGGGATGGTTGACGTTCACTTTCGAGCCTTCGTACAAGCTGACCGCCTCGGCCAGGGCGCTTTCGCGATAGCGGCGTCCATTGCGCGACTTGAGGCCCAACAGTTTCACGCCGCGGATCACGCCCAACTTGCGGTCGACCCGCAGCCGCTGACTCCCGGAGTCGACAAACTCCTGAAGCAATTCCGACATGTCGATCCCCTTATAAAAGAAAAAGCCCATCGAAAGGCTTCATGGCCTTCAGATGGGCTCGACTCGATACCCGACCCGCCCCAGCGGGTCTAAGCTCTGTGCGATACCTGGTTGAGCTATTAGCCGTTAGCCGTTAGCCGTTGGCTTGTCACTCCAATCCCGCCCCTTCTGGCTAATAGCTAATGGCTAATAGCCAACAGCTCATTTGATCATTCTCTCCACAGCCACGCGGATGTGCTGAATCCGGCCGTCCTGAATCGACAACGTCAGTCCCGCTGTGCCGTAAAACCCTCGCCGCGAAGCGTCGGCCATCAATTGGACGAACGCGACTTCGGCTTGTTGGACTTTGTTGGTTTGCGGTGTTGACGTCGCCGTGGTCATGATGGTGTCACTATAGCAAGTCGGTAGTTTTTCTCTACAACTTTTTTTGGCCATCTCGCCTTGGTCACTCATGCTGATGCATCGCCAAGTTCTTTTGCTCCTGATCGTAATCGAGACCCAGCCGCTGGCTCCACGTCTGTGGCGAGAGCACGCCATGCGTGTACGCAATCCGGTCGGCCTGAGCGTCGCGCAATTGGTCCCGTGTGCGCAACGACGGCGGCGTGATCTGCACTTCCACGGCATCGTGCACATGCGGAGGCAGTTGCCCGGCGCGAGCGGCATTCTCCAACACGCGGCGAATGACCGCGCGGTCCTGCTCGATCATGGCCGCTTGCAGGCGGTCGAACAGCTTGATCGCCGGTCCCTCGGCCACCAATGTCGATGAGTAGTTTGCGTTGGCGGCGTTGGACGTGAACATGAACTCGGGCATCACCAACCGGGCCGCGATCGCGCGGAGCTCCGCCTGCAGGATCGTCACAAAGCTGGCGGCGTCGACCCCGCGGGCCGGGAAGTCGTATTCCAGGCCGGCCGGCGCATCGAGGATCGTGCCGGGGCCGTAATGCGCGTAGTGCCGCGTGCGACCCGACAAGCCGTTGGTCGTCGTCGCGTCGGCTTCGCCCGCCACAAACTGCTCGATTCCGCTGCGGCTCGCCCCCGCGTGTTTGCGAATCAACGCAATGGCCGATTGGACCTCGGCCACCACCGTCATGTTGCGGAGCAGCTTTTCCGCCCGGCGCAGGTTCTTCCGCACCGACGTGTAGAGCGGCAGACCCCGTTTGACGTTGAAGTCGACGTTCGCGCGGCGATGCTGTACTTCGCCGGCGTCGACAAACTGGCCGTCGACGTAGTAGCCCAGCACCGTCTCCACGTCGTCCGGATCGGTTTGAATGCCGAAGCTGGCCGACGGGTCGGTGGCCAGCTGTGTGGGCGTCGCCACCTGGTCCGGCTCGACGAACCGCACCCGCGTCATGCCGCCGCGATCCACAAAGAACCGCAGGAAAGCTTCGCCGTCGCGGTCCATGCGGCGCACAATTTCCTGCTGTCGCTCGTGCCAGCGGTTCTCCTCTTCGAAACGGTCGAGCAGCTTCTGCACAGCGAGCGCCAGTTCGGGCGCTGCCTCCATGCCTTTGCAGACCGTGGCACAGTATATGTGTCCCGAGCCGACGATGTAGCTGATGCGGTTTTCGTGGCCGTTGATGGCGAACTCGTTGCTCATCGCCAACCGTCGACATTGCTGGCGTAGCTCGCGAAGCTGCTGTTCGCTGGCCACGCCGCAGCCTGGCTCGGCGCCCGCACCACCGGCGCCACCCGCGGGCAGCCACCAACTCCCGTCCACGTCGCTGTAGGCGTCGCGCGGGTCGACGAAGTCGTCCCACAGGGTGTCGAACAGTTCGAGAATGTGATTCTCCAATCGCTTCACGGCCGGACCGCTGTTCACAGCAGTTGTCATCGTAACTCTCCTCATTTGATGTCTTGAAGACTCACGCCAAGGCGCAAAGTCGCAAAGGGATAACGCCTCGTCACCTTGGCGCCTTAGCGTCTTTGCGTGAGACTATTCGGTACGGAGCTGAGTTAATCTGGAATCAACCGATCTCCCAGGCCGTCGCTCGTGCGTCGGCCTTGCCAAACTTCTTCCGCCAGGCGGAGGGCCATTTCTAACGCGTCGGGTCCGTCGTCGTGCGCGCCGGCGGGAAAGTCGCGCAACTGGTCGACCAACAATCGCGTCGAGGCCGAACCAGCCAGGAAGCGCAGCCGCCGCTGAGAGAGATACGGTCCCAGGCGACGAATGCGAACTTGCTTGTTGACCTGGT